TAAAGAGAGGCGCACATGGTCAATAAACTCTAGGGTTTGGCTGATTGTCTTCGTCATACTCTTTAATCTCTTGTTTAGCTTCTTTTTCTTCTTGCACTCGGATACGGAAACGAACACTCTTCGAGTGGTTTCTTGAAAGGGGAGTGTCGTCCCCTTTCTTTCGTTCTGGAGAATCTTTTTTAGTCTTTGTCATCACTCATCTAGTTGAGAATAGATAAAGGAAAGATTATCCTCAATACGTTCGAGGAAAGCATCTACTAAGTCGTCTGAAGTGACTTCCAATAATTCCATTAATGTCACTTCATCAAGAGAACGGAGCTTGTCTAATACATGGCTATTAACGGTCACTTCCTGATCCTAAAATCATACCACGGATTTGTCGTGATTCCAACTTGTCAATGTTTGCTGCAGCAACTTCAGATAGCTTCCATCCGTTGTCATAAGCAATTTGGGAGAGGTACCACAGTACATCACCAAGTTCTTTGTGTAGCTTAGTTACAGCTACGTCGGCTGAATAATCACCCCGTAGGAGGCGTTTAAACACCCCTGCAACCTCACCAGCTTCTTCCAGCATACCCATGACCCTCTCTTCAGGGGGAGAGGATTCTAGGCGGTATTTAAAGGCTGCGTGTTGATAGTCGTTAAAGTTTTCCATTATTTCTCCAGTGTTTCATATTGCTCGTGAAAGGCCTTAACTAGTTCAGGATGCATGTGCTCATAGTTGTCTGGGATATTCAACGTAAGAACCTTACACTTGAATGTGTCTAGGTCATAACGTTGTGCAGTCCGGGCATGGTTATCTGGATTCACAAAAACAACCTCATCTGCCCACAATAGGAGTTCATGTGTCACTGGAATTAGTGCATAGCTCTCACTGCCAGCCGAGCGTGTATTATACTTTGATGCATAAATACGTGCTGCTGTAGCACTACGCAGAATACCCGCACTACATACAAACAACACACGCTTATCTTCCCCTTGGTAGGGGTTATTATATGGGCTCTGCTGTTTGAACATTGCCTCCGTGTACGTCATCATTTCTGCTTTCCTTCTTCTACTTCAATGAATTTCTCAAGGAAGTGGATTGCCTTTTTAATATCATTAATACCCCCCTTGTCTCGCCACCGGGCGATGTACTTGAGAGCAGTACCATCTAAATACCCAAGATTCCAAGCCACAATAACATCCCAAGGTTGTAGATCACCATACTTTTTGTAATGGTCACCTCCCACTTGAATGTCATTTGCCCTAGGTTGCTTCATATTTAGTTGACGATAGTCGTGTAAGTCGTGTTCATACATAGCTTAGTTGCCATACTTTTTAGATAAATACTGTAACGAAACTGGCATTAAATCAAATTCTCCTTCTACAACATCATGTAGCATAAGAACCCCCCTCCAATGCTGATTTCCTTGTGGCCCTAAATAAGTCTCTTCGTGTTGGTAACATGACCCAGAAATGATACTAGTCAGTCTTTTCCCATCAGCACGGGATGCTGTGTGAATTTGTAGACCTTGCTGATGCCCGGCAACACAACTCATTGATGTTTTTCTAAATTGTGCCGCCGCAGTCGCTGCAGGACGGCCAGCAACCCCAGTAACAAAGTAATGGCAGTAGGCAATGTTATCAATAATAACAGGCTGTAAAAAAGGATAAACTTCCCATCCCCGTTCTCGGTACCTTAAGTCTTCAATCCCGATGGTACCGTCGAGTTTAGGATCGTTGTTAGTTGCGCGTAGAATTCTTTCTTCGTGATTACCCAGGGTGAAGACCAATCGGGGAGAGTAAAGAGCATGTTTAGTCTTTCGCATCTTTGAGTTATACTCTTGGAGCGGAGCCAGCAATGTGTCCATAGCTGCATGCGTAGCTTGAATGTCGTCTCTATACCGTCGGCCTTCAAAAGATTTCTTACCAACGTCATAGCTAGACAAGCTAGGCATATCCGCATGATCCCCAAGATGAATAATGACGTCAGGTTTTTTTTCAACAATATAATTACCAATACTCCTTAAAAAGGAAAAGTCATCCCCCGGTCTTACTTGCGTATCGGGAATAATGAGGTGCCTAGTCATACGTATTTCGTATCCATTCTTTAAATAGTTGTAACTTCATTGCATTGTTAATGGGAGTTCCATTTGAGGATCTTCTTTCTTAGTTGCCACAGCAAAAGTTGCCATCATGCCGGAGGCAGTAAGAAAATTAATTGCAAATTGGAGAAGGCTCTGGGCTTCTTCTGGGCTAATGAGTTGGGTGAGTTTAATACTTCCATCTTCATTAAATACTGGGACTTCAATTACTTTCATTTATGGTCCTTCTGTCCCGTAAGGGACTCTTCCTTTGTCTTCTTTTTATGACAGGGCTTACAAAGCACCTGATAGTTAGAGCGATCACAGAACATGCGATCAATGAAAGTATTCCAGTCTACAAACCCAACCTTGGGATCAACTACAGGAATAATATGATCTACTTCCACGTCTTTGTTTGTATACTCTTTCTGACATGAGTTGCACAAATAGAACTGAGCTAGCCGGCCAGAGGCCGGGTTGATTTTCTTCTCAGTTTTAGCTTCTTCTAGTGTCTTAAACTTAGCAGGCCACTTGCGTGACCCATAACGAAGAGTATTAACTATGAAACCATGTTTTCTTCCTGGGGTCCAATCCAATCTTTCCACCTTTCTGTTACATCATCATTTACTTTACGCCAAATCCATAGACACTTGGCATTGACAGCCATTTCTTCGTAACACGAATAGAGGTCAGATATAGCATGATAGCGTTCTTCTTCGGAGGACCACTGCTGTAATAGCTTTTGGGCCAAGACAGGACCTGCTCCTCGAACGCCTTTGATGTTGTCAGTACCGTTGTCTCCAACAATAAGCTGATAATAAAAATTATAAAGAGCTTCTTCATCCGATACTTCATAATGTTCTGGGGCTCTCACAACCTTTCCAAGTCGTGTAATACCCCAATGATAATGGAGCCCTGGAATCATGTTAATGTCTTTGTCGATGTGAGCAATCATTGTTGAACCAGGAGGGGCAGCCATTTGCTGCACACCAACCATATCATCTGCTTCACATCCTTCAGAAACATTAGCTTGCCAAGCAGTTTGAAGATGCTCTTTCAAAGGGACATACCATTGGGGGATATGTTGTTTCTTCCGTTGAGCTTTATACTCAGGGTAAATATTATACCTGAAATTAGTGTTTCCTGTCAACCATAGCTCATATTCATCGGCTTTGGTTTCATCCAGGATACGTCTAACCATGTCATCACATCTACTCTGAGCAACCCAAAACTCTTGGTCATCTGAAGACGCGGCCGAAGCAAACGCTACAGAGTCAGAGTCAATTAATACCTTCACACCTTCATACTTTCTGTTCCCTGTTCAGTGGTGTAGTGAACCTCTGCAATACCGACAGAACGAATAAGCGACATGCAAGCATCACAAGGCCTAGCAAGGCCAACAGCCCCGCCTCTAGTAAATCGGGTGACGTAAAGCTCTGCACCGCTTAGGTCTTCCAGACGACGCTCTTTAAGTAGCTGTAAAATTGCCGCAGCTTCAGCATGAAGGGTGTTAGTTTTAGTGATACTGCTTGACCTAAGCTGGTTAAACCCTGTTGCAAGTATTCGATGACCTTTGACAATTGTAGCCCCTAGTTTGTGTTGATCGTGTTCGCTTTTAGCTGCCTGCTTAAAGGCTATTCTAAAACTCATTGTTTTAGCATTCTGAAACTCAAGCGTAATCCCTATGCCTATGCTTTTTAATAAGAGTAACTCTAACAAACTTGCCCCCATTGGGGGCAGCCTTAGAGACACATCTTACTGTAACACCATGGAACCATGCCCAAGCATGGGCAGCATCTATGATGTTCTTAACTTCTTTACCATGTAGTACATCTGTCTCCACCCAATCCCCTGTTTGGGTTAAATGGATGGAGAACGCATACTTATCAGTGGGAAACTTCCCAGTTACTTCCGTAGGTCGTTTCCATTTACGCTGCTGCTCAATACGGAACATCCTTAATTTCCGGATTAGCAGCTACCAAGTCTTCTGCTGTGTCGTCACTATATACAAAGTCCACAAATTCT